TTACAAAGATGCTGCTGTGGAGTTCTTGGACTCTCGGTGGGCAAAACAGGTTGGTGGGCGTGCTTTAGAGCTTTCCGACATGATTGCCACTGGCGAGTATGCAGAATGAGGTTTAAATGGCTGTCAGAAAACTACAATTCAAACCGGGTGTAAACAGAGAAACCACCCGCTACGCCGCCGAAGGTCAATGGTACGAGACCGACAAAGTGCGCTTCAGACGTGGCCTGCCTCAGAAAATAGGTGGATGGGAGCAGCTTTCTTCCAATACTTATCTGGGTGTTGCACGCTCACTGTTTAACTGGGCTACCCTCAGTCTTCAAAATCTCGTTTCTGTAGGTACTCACCTCAAGTATTACATTGAGAAAGGTGGGGCTTACAATGATATTACCCCTATTAGAGCAACCACAGCGGCAGGCGATGTTACGTTTGCAGCCGTAAACGGCGATGCCACTATTACTGTGTCTGATACATCTCATGGCGCGGTGCAAAATGATTTTGTGACCTTTTCTGGTGCTGTCTCTCTGGGCGGCAATATCACCGCAGCCGTGTTAAATCAAGAATATCAAGTAGCTACACGTATAAACGACAACTCCTATACGATAGAAGCCAAAGACACTAGTGGTAGCACTGTATTGGCTAACTCTTCCGATACAGGTAACGGGGGGTCTAGCACGGTAGGCACATACCAGATAAACACAGGTAATGAGATACAAGTGCCTTTTACTGGGTGGGGTGCAGGTACTTGGAGCAGCGGTACGTGGGGCACAAGCGGCAGCACTCTGGCCCCCATGAGGCTCTGGAGTCAGGCTAACTTTGGTGAGGACTTGTTTTTTGTTGCCAGAGGCGGCGCTTTGTACTACTGGGACGCTAGCAGTGGGGTAACTAGTAGAGGTGTTCTGGTAAGTTCTTTAGGAGGAGCTAGTCAGGTACCTACCGTCGCTAATATAGCCTTTGTATCTGACATCTTCCGCTTTGCGTTCTGCTTTGGGGCCAATCCCATAGGTAGTTCTGCCCTAGACCCAATGCTTATACGTTGGTCTGACCAAGAAGATATATCTGATTGGAACCCTACAGCTACTAACCAAGCAGGTAGTTTAAGCCTGTCAGAAGGCACAGAAATCATTCAGGCCATCCAAGCACGACAAGAAGTGTTGGTGTGGACGGATTCAGCTTTATATGGCCTACAATATTTAGGTGCACCCATAGTATGGGGTGCGACCCTCTTGGGGTCTAATCTTACCTTGATTAGTCCTAATGCAGCGGTGTACTCCAACAACATTGCCTATTGGATGGGCACAAACAAGTTTTACTACTACGACGGTACGGTTAAGACGCTACCTTGTGAAGTGCGTAGCTACGTGTTTGATGACTTTAATTCCCAACAGGCAGACCAAGTAGTATCCGGCTCTAACGAGCAATTTGACGAGATATGGTGGTTTTACTGCTCTGAAGGGGCTACTCGCAACGACCGTTATGTGGTGTACAACTATGAACAGGGCATCTGGTATTACGGCAGCCTGTCACGCTCTGCGTGGCTAGACTCTGACCTCCGCGATTTTCCTATAGCTGCTACTTTTGGTAACAAACTGGTCAATCACGAGAAGGGTGTGGACGACAACGAAACCGGCACACCTACAGCATTTACAGCAAATATTACCTCTACACAGTTTGATCTGGATGATGGTGACCGTTTTATGCTGATTAACAAGATGCTGCCGGATATGACGTTTGAAGGCTCTACAGCAGATTCTCCTGCGGCTACTATGACTCTGAACCCCCTAGAAAACTCAGGTTCTGGGCGGTATGACCCGGCCTCTGTAGGGGGAGACAGCAGTGCTACTGTTACTAGAACAGCCACAGTGCCTATAGAAGCGTTTACTGGGCAGGTGTTTACACGGGTACGGGGTCGGCAAATGTCGATCAAGATCGAATCTACAGCGGCAGGGGTAACGTGGAAGTTAGGCGCACCTAGAATGGATATGCGGCCTGACGGTAGGAGAGGCTGATGGCTGGCGATCTTATAAACAAGGTCACTAATCCAGCCCTACCCGTTACGCCCAAAGGTACTGCGATAAGTGGGTATCTGGACGACCTGAACAACATATTACGTTTGTTTTTCAATGGGTTGTCCAACAGTGTAAACTTGTTAACCGGAGAGTATGGCGGCAGGTTTTTAAGCGTGCCCAATGCCAAGTTCTTTTCTACAGTGGATCAGAACGCTGCGTCAACAGGTACGGCGTATGCCTTGCAGTTTGAGAATACGTACCTAGGAGAAGCCATAAGTATAGCTGGAGGCTCTAATACGCAAATAACTCCAACGTATTCAGGGGTTTACAATTTTGCTCTTTCGGTAGAGCTAAACAGCACGAGTGCCAGCACCAAAACAGTAAACTTCTGGGTGCGTAGAAGTGGCGTAGATATAGCCAATACAGCTAGAGAACATGTAATTACTGGTTCTGGTAGCGTAAACGTGTTCAGTTATACCTTTTCGATAGACGTACAGGCAGGGCAGTACATAGAGCTTATGTGGGCAACAGACGATACAAACATAACGCTAGATCATCAGGCAGCAGCAAGCCCTGCTCCTGTCGTACCGTCTACGCTAGTAACCGTAATTTTTGTTTCAGCACTGCCTGAGACACTGCCGACACCGTAGGTGGGATATGGGCGACCGTAGATTAGGGCCAAAAGGCACTTCAATGATCCAAGTTAGTCCGGGGAATTTTGTCCCCGTTTCTAACTTTGCTGGGTCTATTACAGCAACCGCCCCGAAAGGTGGTATAGGTGGCGGAACCACCCTGCCAGCTAGTGTAAATATGGGTGGTATGGGAGGTGTAGGTGACAGCGGGGGAGATGCTGGAGGGGATGCCGTCACGCTTGCTGATATTTTAAATTTACCAAAGGTTCTAACTGACGAAGAAAAATTTCAAAAAGCAGAAGAAGAACTTGCAGCGGCGGCTGAACGATTAGCAGATTTTCAAGCCATGAAAGGGTCGGCTTATGGGTTAGGCACTACTGAAGAAGGCGACCAAGCAGATCAATATTTTACAAAGCAAGCAGAATTACAAGCTGAGTTAGAACAGGCCAGAGAAAATTATATAGCTCTAGGCGGCGATCCAAACCCAAGTTTTTTATCTAAAGTAGGACAAGCAGGACTCGATCTTATAGGTGGCACTGGGCAAGTTCTTTCTGACATAGCCACATTAGGTACAGGGCCAGAGGTGGCACAGACTCTAGTAGACCCTGTGTCTATATTATTGGGCGGTCTTGGCGGGACTATAAACTATGCCGAAAGCGGAAAAACTACGCCCTTAATATTAGGTCAAACTAGCAGCGGGATGCCCGTAGGGTTGAACATACCTGACCCGCGTTCTGTTCTTGAGGGTGGATTAACTACTCTTATTCCCGGCGCTGCGGCAGCAGCAAGCACAGCGGGAGCTTTATCTGTATCAGGAAATGAAGAAGGCCAAGACCAAATAAAAAGTGGTGTAGGTGTTACACCAGCGGGAGCACTAACTGCCGCCGCTGCCACAGATGACGATGACACTACCAAAACTACTACAACTACAACCACAACCACTGATGATCTTGCAAATATTGTAGGAAGTACAGACCCGTTGGTGGGTGGTTTGACAACAGAACAAGCAGAGGCCATCGGCGCTGCGGAAGTAAACGACACCACCAAAACCACTACTTCAGGTGGTGATGGAACTATAACTTTTGATGATTTAGGCGATGCTATTGGCCCAGTACAAGAAATTACTTTTGGTGATTTAGGCGATGCTATCGGCCCCACGCAAGAACCCGACGAAATTAAGTTCACGATGGGTAGTCCTCAGTATGAGACTACTACAACCAAAACTGGGCCGACATTAGCAACGACATTGGGGCAAGATCAGTCGCAGGTTAAGACAACCCCAGCAGATTTGATGGCATCCTTAGCAAGTGACGAAGAAAAAATCGTAACGCCTGCCGAACTAGCAGCAATACTGGGTTCTGAAAGCACAGAAACAATCAGAACTTCTACTGCACCTACATTAACCACAGCTTTAGGTGGGGGTAGTAGCTCAAGCGGTTCTAGCGGTGGTTTTTCTCTCCCTACGTCGGGCGGAATGCGTTCTGTTTCTGGTGGCCCCGGCCCTACAGTTGATTTGGACTATCTGTATGATTTTTATGGTGATCTTACCCAGCCATTCCAAGCTACAGAAGATGAAGAAGATATAGTAAAAGCGGCTGAAGGCGGTATGATAGGCAACACAGACGATTTTGAAAGAATCTTGCGTTTATTGAGAGGCGCATAACATGGTAGATAAATTTGGCAAAGATATAAGCAATACAACTCTGGGCCTCATAGGTGCTGGGCTTGGGGGCTTATTGGGGGCGGCTGGTGGATCAGGCCAAACTCAGGGAACTCAGGGCTATCAGGGCAAAATCCCTGAATATACAGCCACACGGAGCGTGCTACCGGGGGCTTTCTCTCAGACAACTACAGACCCTGTTACGGGAGAAACTGTAGCTCGCCGTCCGGGTTCTATGGGGCGTAGATATTTTACTGATCAAGATGCCGCAACCTTGTTCCAGCCTAAAGGCACTGGTGTTATGGAAGGTGTGGGTCTTCCAGCCGTAGTAGATCAGTCTGGGATGGGAGCTGAAGCCGGTGCAACGCCAACTTTGTCCGACGTTTTGGGTTCTGTTGGTTTAGCTAACCTTTTGAGTTCATTAGGGCTTGGTGGTGGCACAGCTTCCAGCACATTTACTCCGGGCACCAGTGCCGACTCAACAACAACTACCACTACACCGGCAGAAAGCACTTTTAGTCTTAGTGACGTTAACACAGTAACCAACGTGGCGTCTGATCCAGTTTCCCAGTATTTACAGTCTCTTGGTTATGGAGCAACAAAACAATCAGTAGCTCCAGCAGATATACAAAGTGCCTTAGACAGTAACTTTTCTTTAGCAGATATAGCAGGTGCTTTTGGAACTACAGAGGATGTACTTAATCAAATATTGAACCCTTCTAGTTCAACAACAATAAGCAATCCTGCTAGTAGCACATTTACTGCGGGAAAGACCGACACTTCCAAGACAGTAATAAAAAATGCGCTTAACGATTTCTTTACAGGGCGTGGTTTTAAAGTAGGTGAAGAACAAACTGTTACTCAAGCCGACTTAAATGCAGCGATAGCAGCAGGATTTAGCAAGAAGCAACTAGCTACTGGTCTTGGTACGACAGTGGATAACATAAACGCTGTACTTGATTATCAGTATGCGGAAGGTGGTCTAGCTTCTCTAGGCGGTAAGGGTTATTACTTAGGTGGCCCGACTGACGGTATGGCTGATCTGGTGCCTGCAACGATAGATGGAACACAGCCTGCTGCTTTGAGTGACGGTGAATTTGTAATACCTGCTGATGTGGTGAGCCATCTAGGTAATGGCAACTCTGATGCAGGTGCAAAACAATTATATTCAATGATGGATAGGGTGCGAACAGAACGCACTGGGACTACCAAACAAGGCCCAGAGATCAACCCTACCAAAATGATGCCAGCGTGAGGTCATAATGGTCACTACAGGTACAATGTTAGGTCAGTCTAGCTCTCTATCTCCGTTTGCTGGCCCGTATGTAGGAGAAATGTTGGGTCGAGGTATGGCCCTTGCGTCACAACCCTACGAAGCGTATATGGGGCCATTAAGTGCTGGCCCTTCTACACTACAGCAACAAGCGTTTAGTGGCCTAGCCGGATTGGGTATGCCTGCTGCTAGTACAGCAGGGTCTTTCACAGGCGCAGCGTACGACATGACTAGCGGTGCTCCGGTAGCTTCGGACTCGCCTGTAAGTCCTGTACAGCAGTACATGAACCCGTACATAGAAGCGGCGCTGCGACCACAATACGAAGCAGCTACACGGCAAGCTCAGATACAAGCACAGGATTTACAAAGTCAGTACGCTAAAGCAGGGGCTTACGGTGGTTCTAGGCAGGGTGTAGCTGAAGCTGAATTATCCAGAGGACTACAAGACAGATTAGCAAACATAACCGGACAAGGTTACGCACAAGCTTACCAACAAGCTGCTGATTTGTTTGGCCGTGAGCAAGATTACGGGCTAAAAGCATTAGAAGCAGTTGGCAGAGGTGGCGCAACAGAACGTGCCATAGACCAACAAGGTGTTGCTGCGGATATAGGGCAGTTTAGAGAAGAGCGAGACTATCCGTACAAACAAGTGCAGTACATGCAGTCATTACTACAGGGACTGCCAATATCTACGCAGTCATATCAGTATGCTGAACCCAGCGGTTTTAGCCAGTTTATGGGCGGTGCCGGTGGTATTTTGGGTCTACTTGATACTATGGGGCTGTTTGGAAATGCAGAGGGCGACAAGTAATGGCTGGCATAGATCAAGAATTAAGCATGAGAGAAATGGCTGTTGGTGGTAACCCTCAAGCAGCGCAGCAACGGTACGCGCAAAGCAAGAGCCTTATGGACTTACTTGTTGCTCAAAAAGTGAGCAATGACTACGCGTCAGCGCGAAATGCTATGCAAGCAGCTACCCAAGCCCCAGCAGGTACAGTTAAAGACCAACTAGATACATCTAACGCACAAGTTACCAAGAATGACATGATGCGTTCGATGATGCCGGGGGTACAGATGAAAGCTGCCCGTGATTCACAGGCTATGCAACGCCAAGCTATGGGCATCCCCAGCCAACCTGCACCCAATATCCGTATGGCTGATGGCGGTATTGTGGGTTACAAAGAAGGCGGTTTGTTAGACAGGATAATGGACTACATTAGGTCTATAGAGTTTGGGGCCACAAGTAGAGAGGCAGATCAATATAACAGAGAAGTTATGAAAGCTCTCAACGAAAGAGATATAGGCAGGCGGGTAGAAACTCCACCTCCTATGCCTCGCCCCGATGATAGAGCACCAAGAGCGGCTGTATCTGGGCCTCCTACCCGTGCTGAGAAGTTTGCTCAAATGTTTCCTAAAGCACGCGATTACGTCAATCGAGGCGACGGTAGTGCTATGGGCGGTCTGCAATACCTACAGATGGTAGGCAGAAAGCAGCAAGAAGCCAAAGAAGAGGAAGCACGCAGAGCAGCTAACTACAT